ACTCATTTCTACAATCCTGTAGGTTCTTCACTATCTGTATATCGAATATTAAATCCATAATCACTATCGGACTCACATCAATAGGATCAGGCGAAATCTGATGTTCTGGATGAATGTGTCTTCATCGTCTGTGATATAGAAGTTGTTGTTGACATTTCTAATGACTCCATATTCTTCTTTGGGTCCATAGAATGACATCTTCATATCAAAGGTCAGGTCATATACAATTGTTCTTCTCTGTTCAAGAGGGCCTTCATATGTATCTTCGAATGACAATCCACTCAAAACGATCGGAACATCTTCTTTAATATCTAGATCGTTACCAAACGGTTTGACCGATACAGTATACTGTGGACTAAAGTAAGGTAAGATTTGTTCAACGACCTGCAACGCATCGTCCTGACTCTTTGCATAGATACTCAGAGTGAATGAGATATCATAGGGAACCGAAGTATACATCTTGATTCTTTTCTGATCATCTTCAATCGCAGGTGTCTGAAACTGATTAACCTTAGGCAACTGTCTCTCTGCATCATATGAGATATTGGTAATCTCAAAAGACATGCGGGGTAACTTGATTGCAACTCTACGTTCTGCTTCTTCACCCTTACTCATTTCAGCTAATCGTTCAATGAAGTTTCTTTTGGGTGCATAAGAGAGAGGCACCTTCACTTGTGACAGAATAGATCCATCACTCCTTTCCCGAAGAACATAAAGGTTGTTGAACATCGATCCAAAGACCGATACCGCAGTCCTTACTCTCTTATGATAAAACCATGAACCAAACATTATGACATATCTCCAAAAGGATTTTCTTCAGAAAAATCAAGGAAGTCTCCCTCAAAGTCATCAAAGATCACATTCTGTGTCTGAACCTGAATTTCTTGTAGATCCTGAACCAACGTTGGGGTCGCGACCGCACCAGATTCTTGACCCGAGACCGGTTGGGTCGTGGTAAAGTTATGAAACTTACCATCAGTAGAACCAACGTGTGCGATCTGTAGAATTCGATCCGAATCGACCAATCTGTGACCTCACCCTGCATATCATAGTCACCAAATGACTGAACAATATTCTCCCCAATTTCAAATCCAACCGATGCGGAATCCATGGTCAACGCATATTGATAAGAACCTTCAAGTTCGATCGCATTAATCTCATCAACCCCAGTGTCAAAGTCTTCGTCACTATATTCAAACAACTCACACTGAAGTCGGAAGGTAGGAAGATTACTGAGTTGGTAAAACGGCGTCTCGGTCTCGACCTTCATCACCTGAAACATAGACTCAGACAATGGTAAATAAATGACATCACCTTCTCGGGGACGAAACTTCTTTTCATCCAGATAGTTACCGATCAATTGTTTCCAACGTCTTCGCGCAACAATAAAGGTGGCCTGATCGCGAAGTTCAATTCCAAACTTTGTGAATAGATCGCCTTCCCCTTCAAATCCCTCGATGTTCTCGATATACATCTCGACCTTGTACGCATCAGTGAAATGTGACGGTACATCATCCAGAAAAATAGGATCTTTATTTACAATCTCGCGAGGGATATAGTATACATCCTGACCATACATACGAAGACTTTCGATAACGATGTCTTCATACAGGTTTTGTTCGGAACGTACTTTTTGACTGATATAGGGGTTAGTTGGCATATCTATTTACCCCACAAACATCATCGGACCGACATCTTCTTCTTCTCGAAACTTGGTCATGAGTCTTTCAAGATCTGCTTGCGCATCTTCATAAATTTGTCGACCACTGATTGTGACACCACCAGGCAATTGCATACCCTCGAACTTCAACAGGTTGAGACCCCATTGTTTTTTAATCAATGCGGTTGTATACTCTTTAAGAAACCAGTGGTTCCAAAGTGAATTATATTCATTTCCGGTAGAACTTGGAGTGCGCACACCATAGACCTCAATCACCAGATAGTCTCCCGCACTCAATTTATCATCACTGATATAAAAGTAAAGACGATTTTCTTGTCGCGAAAATGTGATGATAGGCATTCCTGATAACTTCATATCAAGTAAAGACAGGTGTTGTTGCATCTGTTCATAATATGCAATATCACCTGCATAGTTATTCAGGTCTGTGATATCGTTCAACATCATTTGATACTTAATATCAAAAAAGTTGGTGGTCTGTGATACCGTGTTGATCGGCAACATTCTGACCACGGTCATGACATCTGAATCTCCCAAGTCAATATATCCATCACTAATCATCTGATCGGTGACTTCATATGAGATATAGAATCTGCGAGAACCGTCCGGATGATGTTCCCGAAACCACTGGAGAGATTCATCAACTCGATCTTCTAATTGTTCATCATCAATATTGATCTCGATCACCGGGTGACCCAGTGCTCTTAAACAATAGTCGATGTGATCGTCTCTAGTATTCGGTAAAGCCATATATTTGTCCTGTTTTTGTAGACTTATTTAGTTCTGCAATATCCCATTTGCATCATAGACATTGATTCGATAGTGAGAACCCTCTTGACCGTCAAGGAGATCTGCATCGATACCACTTCCCGCACCATCAATGTTTTGAATAATAGTGGAGAGTTCATTACTATCAATACTGAACACATTGTTGGTCAGATCAATTCCATCACCCGCAACAAATGTACCCGCACCCGAGAACTGGGTAACAACAATACTATCTGCACCGACCGTAAAGGTATTGGGATCTTCTACAATCTGAATCCAACCGGTTCCTTCATATTCGGTCCCCTCTTGGACAAAGACATATGCTCCGGGGATTTCACTGTCTTCATCACAGAATTCACACCGTTCCAAAACCCATGGGTTACTGTCATTACCAACATCGTTTACAAAGTAACGACCGTTCTCCGCTAGGATAGTCTGATCTTTAACCAGAATCCCATTGTTAACTTCCCAACTATCAACACCGTCAATCAGTGGTAACCCACCATTGGATGTCGAGGTCAGGGTTGCTCCCACACCATTGACACCACTGTCATAGGTTGCATCAAGGTTGGTTGTTGTTGCTGCTCTTACTGAGGGTGCGGTTTTTACACCTTGTGCGAGGTTATCTGCATATTCTTTGGTGACCGCATGAAACGCATTGACGGGATCTGCATGAAGAGTCAGAAAACCTGTCATCGTGTCGCCCGCAGTGTTTACATAGGTATTATCAAGATCGGTAGTAAAAGGATCGAGGGTGATGGTCTCGACAAAAGAACCACCATCCGCAGTATTGATCGTAAAATTACCATTGACCGAGTCAAAGTCAATACTCGAAACACCCGCAACACTCACTGTGCCGATAGAATCGATTTGTCCCTGTGCATTGACCGATAGGGTAGGCACAAGTGATGCAGACCCATAAGAACCCGATGAAACCCCGGTATCGGTAATATCAAGGACGCCTGTCGCGGGGTTATAGGTAAGTCCTGTCCCACCAGAGATTGCATTCTTCGCATCTGAATCTGCACGAAGAGATGTATAATAGAGATTGTCTCCCTCGGTCAGATCTGTGGTAGATTTGGTCGTAAATCTTACATCAAAGTCCGAATCAAATAGAATCGTGTTATAGTAAAGATTTACATTGCCTTCAGGAATGTCATCTGTTCTTAACTGATCCGATTCACCCAATGCGACCTGCAACTCATTAAGAGTCACCGAAGAGAACTCTAACTGAGAGTTTGGAATAATCGGAAGACTGGACAGATCGATTTCACCATCCGAACCAGCAAGTAATGACCGATTGTCCTTTACAAAACCAGCGGATGTCAGAAGACTAGAGAGAAATCTAGCTTTTGATTGTGCCATTGTGGTGCCTCGTTATGGGTTTATATCACCTTTATTTATATGAAAAGTGATTGCAAACGAGGTTATTCTTATGACTTATAATCCGAATCTGGCTCGTTGTGCGTTGAAGTTTTGAGTGATTTCTGTGTCACTGAGACCTTTATTGTAAATCATAAAGTTAGCAATTTCCATATTTAGGGTTCGATAGGATTGAACATTACCTATGCTCAGTGGTTCGGTGTTGGTAATTCTTTCGGATATTGCCAGACTACTATCTAAGACACCATTCTTGAATGCCATCATTGTTCCACCCTTAGACTGAATCACTATGTTGTGCCAAGTGTTTATTGGTAACATAAAGTTTGTAGAGGTGTCTAATGTTTCTTGAGATTCTGTAGCGGACCGCCATGTAATATGAAGTTTAGAAGTTTCTCCGTTATAAAACCAAACGCCGGGTCTTCTCCAACCTTCTCCGTCACCTTTTACAAATAGTTGAGCCCAACCCCCGTTATCATCTACCAATTGTTTTATCCAAAAACTGTATGCCCAGTTGTCATAACTATAATTGAAATCTGTGCTATGGGGTATGGTGACTCTGGAGTTACTACCAGTCGAAGTTATAAAATTGAATCTATCAGGAGTTGTTAGATTAGAGACATCTGACAGTATAGTTCCTTCGTGATCATTACCACTTATATCATACCAAGTAGTACCACTCTTGGGATACGACTCTGAGATACCAGCGTCCAAGTGTAACACCAAACCATCAGTGACAATACCAGCACGAGCATCATTCT